ATACTTCAAAGCCTTATCGGTTACGATTATCTCATCCTGATGTCTTTTCTTAATGTCATCACGAACTTCTTTAATATCCTCCCCATCCAAAGCCATTGAAGTAATACCGTCGCCATTGTCAGCGGATAAGATACCAAGAGCAAAGACATTGTGAAGTAGTACATTTCGTTTTTCGTATTGTCGTGTTAAGTTAGATAATGGGTATTTAAGTGCTTCAAGTTTAGATTTAGTATCATATAGGTTGATACCATCTGGTTCAAACATATAAACTAAATCTTTAATCTCATAGTCTTTAAACCTTCCTTTGTTATCGGTTGGTATTGAGACACCCTTAATCACTCCATCAATTTCAATTTGCTCAAGTCCACTATTGACAGGGTTAATCTTTACGTTGTTAAACGCTAAAGGCACAATTAATTTACGGCTTCCCATTGTGCGCATTGGAGCGTATAAAAGTGCGTTATTGGTTACTGAGTAGTTAATTGAGGTCATGTAAATAACATTATCCCAACTCATTAGCGGTGTAGGTCGCTTAATTAAGTCTTTCATCCAATGGTTACCCTCATATGGGTTGCCGTCCATGTCCACTAACTTAGGTTGACCTGATGCTATCATTTTAGCCTTACGATTAATTACTGATTGAAGCTCAGGAATTGAATTATAAAGATGCCAGTAGTTAGTAGTATTAATCCATTGAGGGGTCGTAAATCCTATACCTTGAGTAGTATAATAGTTGTTATTGGTAGCTGAATAACCATTTAAGTATCTACCTGCAACCCTAAATGCTGAATCAAGCAAATTAAAAGCCATAATTAAATTTTTTTTTACATTATTATACAAATGTACAATTTTTTTCATAAGTTTGTTAAATATTAAACAACTTATTAAAATATGAAGTTGCCAAATTTTCAAAATAAAAAAGAAAAGTTTGATTATTTAGTCAAGAATAAGACTGAATTAGTTGAGCTTAAAAAAAATGCTGTAAAGTATTCAGATATTTGTGTTACTCCTATTGATGAAGTGGTCAGTAAAGCAATGAATACCGAATATAAAGACGACCCTAGTAAGGGAGTTATAACACGTAAAATTATAGCGAATACTTACAACTGGTTAGATTCACATGGTGATGTTCATGTAGGCAATACCTTTGCAAAATCAATCAAAGAACGAGCGACTAAAGTATTTCATTTGCACGACCATAAGCACGAAGTAACAGCAAAAGTTGGAAGGACTAAAGCAATAGAGGAGGTACTTGTTAAGTGGTCTGATTTAGGAGTTAATAAAGAAGGTGATACCACCGTATTAATGGCAACATCTGAGATAACTGAAAAGTTAAATAAAGATGTATACGGTCAGTACCTAGATAAAGAAATTGATCAGCATAGCGTTGGAATGATTTACGTTAAGATGTCCTTAGCTATTAATGATGAGGAATACAAAGAGGAGAAAATTGTATGGGATAAGGTATATCCTAAACTTGGAAACCCTGAGAAAGCAGATGAGGATAAGTATTTTTGGGTAGTTGAAGAAGCAAAACTAATTGAATATAGTGCTGTGTTGTTTGGTTCAAACGAGCTAACACCGACAGTTGAAAATATTGAGCCGTTGAAAGACACTCAAAAAAAAGAACCAAATGAGCCGATTAAATCACTCGATTGGAATGAAGTAATAACTAATTTTTAATTTTTAAAACAAAAACAATGGCTGAAGAATTAACAGTTGAACAAGTCGTAGCTAAATTGGATGAAAAAATAGAGTCTAAAGGTTACGCAACAAAGGAAGATATTGCAGGCTTCCAAAATGAGATTAAAGATCTTAAAGAAAATAACGATGTTTCAGAAATGAAGTCTGTTATTGATTCTTTGGAGCAAAAAATCGAAGGTCTTAAAGAAGAAAAGACTGAAAAAGTAGAAGGACATAAGACGCTTCACGGTGCTATCCTTGCTGAGTTAAAGAACAACGAAGAAGCATTGACACAATTAAAAGCAGATGCAGCACAAGGTAAAGCATCTCCTTTGTCAATGACAATCAAAGCGCCCGTAACAATTACGAATGCAGATACAATCGGAAGTGCTGAGCCTATGTATCAATTAACTCAAGATACTGGTATAATTTCAACTATCCGTAAAAGAGAGTTAAGATACTTAGCTAACGTTTCAGTTGGTTCAATATCTACAAATCGTGCGTTGTGGACGGAAGAGATAGATGAGCAAGGTAATCCTACATTTATAGGTGAAGGGGATACTAAATCACAAGGTTCTGTTCTTTACGTTAACCAAACTCAAGATGTTAAGAAAGTAGCTGTATGGGCTAAAATGACACTTGAGATGTTAGATGACTTGCCTCAGTTTGTTTCTTTCATTATCCGTAACTTAGAGCGTAGACTAGACATAGTATTAGAAAACGGTTTATTTAACGGTAACGGAATAGGAGACAACTTAACAGGAATCAATGAGTATGCAACTGCATTTACAGGTGGTGGACTTGCAGGACAGTTAACTACTCCAAATGAGCTGGATGTTATCGAAGCAATAGCGTTACAAGTGAAGGAAGCAAATGGTATCCCTGAAGCTCTATTTGTTAATCCTTCAACAATGAGTGCTATTCGATTAATTAAAGATTCACAAGGTCGACCAATTTGGAAAGACTATGTAACTCCATCTGGAGAAATGAATTACTCAGGAATGAGAATCATTGAAACTTTAGCAGTTTCTGCAGGTGATTTCGTTGGTGGTGAAACATCAGTAGTTAACGTGCTTAATCGTTCAGGATTGCAAATGCAAATTGGACTTGATGGTAATGACTTGACTCAAAACAAGCAAACACTTGTATTAGAGAAAAGAATGGTACAATTTGTTTCTGCAAATGATACAAATGTATTAATTAACGGTGATTTTGCAACTGCTATAACTGCACTTACTGCACTTTAGTAGATAGTTAACCAATATTAGGGCGTATACCTTCGGGTTGCGCCCTTTTGGTGGTAAAAGCAATTAACAATGAAAACAATTGAAATTATAAAAGAGGTTGCAGGAATGAAGGTAGGAATTAAGAAAACTGTACCAACTAAAACTGCAAAAAATCTTATTAATCGTGGAATTGCTAAGGAAGTAGCAACCACTAAGGAATCAAAAATAGTTACAAAATCAAAAGAAGATGAAGGTAGTACTAAAAAACCACGAGCAAAAAGAAGTAAGTCCACAAATGGCAAAGCATCTAAAAAGTAAAGGTGCGTTACTTAATGATCCGTTTAGTGATGAGTTGACTGATTTAGATCCAAACGACTATTCATTAAGCGAATTACGTGAGTTATTTCCAGATGTTAAAGCACGTTCAAAAGCTGAATTTATTGAAAAACTAGGAGCATGATAGTAACAACTGCTGATTTTATTGATAAGTGGGATATCTCAATTGGTTTTGGTAGCGGTAAACTGCAAGAATATATTGATGAGCATGAGCCTTTAATACTTGCTGAATTGCTAGGTGCTGACTTTGCAGATGAGATTCAAACTGAATTTGATGCAGGAACATTAACACCTGAAAACCAAGCGTTGTTCGATAAGATTTACTTTAATGCTGATGTTTACGGTGAGAATCGTTTGTTCGTTTCAGAAGGCATTGAAATAATGTTAAAGGATTTCATTTATTCGCATTACTATGTTACCAATTTGGGAACATCAACTAGTCAAGGTAAAATCAAAATGAAAACCGAAGGTGGGAAGCTAGTAAGTGATGACTATACTGATAGATTTAACTTCTATAATTCAGGCGTAAAGACTTATAAAGCTATTCAAAAGTATATTGAAGAGAATGAAGAGGACTATCCTCTTTACAAAGGAATATCAAAAGAAACAACATGGCTGATATAGTATTAACTCAATCAATAGTTGAAGATGAAATAGTCAGCAAATTAGATAACACTATGCGTGTTACGGATGTTGGAGTTTGGGCAAATGATACGCAAGAGTTAACATTTTGCGGTTTAAAATGGTTGAAGCTATACGATGAGTTCCTAGAAGGTTACTTAGTGATTGACTATGTAGATGAAAATACGGTGATAATTCAAACAGAGGTGCCAATTGTAAAGGGAGAAATACTAACTATTCAGCGTCCTTTATTCTTTCACGGCACACATTACAACACTATTTCAGAATGGCATAACTTTGTTGATGCTAATGGACAAAATAGAGAGGATGCAAAACTACCTTTTATTTGGTTAAAAACTCCGACACGTGATGAATGGTATGGGTTTAAGTCTCCAATGAGTAGAGATAGTAACCTAGAGGTTTTCTTTGTGCATTGGTCTGATTGGGGTAAACTAAATGAGGACCGAGTTAATAAAGTTATTCAACCTCTCATGCAATTAGTTGCTGAATTTCAAAATACAATTAATAAAAATCGTACAGCATTTGCACCACTTGAGGATAAAGGAATGACTAAAGGTTACCCTAAATTTGGCAATGAAACACCGAATGGAATCGAAAAAGCAATCTTTGAATCAACCCTTGGAGCTGTTAAATTAGAAATAGATATTAAAATAAAACGTGGTAAGTGTTGTTAAATTAAAATACTTTTTGTTAAATTTGTAACATTATTAATAATTAAATTTTATTCTCATGGGAAAATGTAAATGTTTAGCCGGAGGAAGTAATTTAGGAAAGTCAAATTGTGACCCTATATTGCAGAGCGCCAACCGATTCTTATTTAAAGAAAAAGTAAATGCAGATGGATCAACTCCATCAATTGATTTCACTCCTTCACCTTTTACGGAAAGTGATTGGGAGACTTACACGCAAGCAACGCCTTTGCGAAATCGTTATTTATTGGCAGTTAATGTTGATGATTACGAAGCAGAGCAGGCGGAAGCGGAAGAAGTAGAAACTGCAAACGCAATCAACTACAAAGTTAGAGACGGTGTTACAGAAGTTACTTATCACTTGTATGATGCTACATTTAAGCAATACGATAAGTTTAAGTCTTTAGAATGTCTTAACTTAGGTATTAACATTGTTGACGATGCAGGACAAGTAGCAGGGAAGTATGTAAGTGATGATGAATTAGGATTAATTCCTATTGAATCATTCAGAGTAAGAAAGCAAATGACTACTAATAGTGGTAATGTTTCGCATTTGATAATTACTTTTAGAATACCTCACACATTTAACTTGGGCGAGATTGCTATTTACAAGCCTGCAGATGCTGATTTTTCTGCACTTGATTTGTTAGCTATTTCTGATTTAATTGCTACTGATTTAGTTGCTACTGATGCAAGTGAAATTGTAACGGTTAATGTAGGTAATGATTCTACATTGTTAGGTTTCGATCCTTATATTGGGTTAATTGATACTAACTTTACAATTACAGTAAACGGATTGCCAGCTGTTATTGATGATGTTACTGAGACTGCGGACGGTGAGTATTCAATTGAACTTAGTGTTGCGGTGACTAGTGGTGATATTGTATCGCTAACTGCTATTGACGTTAATGGTGCTGAATTATTAGCTCCCGTTACAGTAACGGTATAAAAACTGTTTTCATAATTAAAAAGCTCATCGGTTGTTATCGGTGAGCTTTTTTTTGTAAATTTAACAAATGATACTTCAAACACGCATAGGGCAATTACTTAAAGACTTGCAAAAGTTAGATGAGTTAAATATGTGGGTTAAAGTAATGTCCGAAAGGGAAATCAATACCTTTGTAGTAGAAAAAATTAGACTAAGATTACAAAAAGGAGAAATGCCAGATGGCTCTCTTATAACTAATCAACTAACTGGGGATAGTTTTTACAAAATGATTACCCAATTAACATATGCGGAAATAGGTAGAAGAATTGAAGCGGGTAGCCATTACACTATGAAGCATACAGGAGAGTTTTATGATTCTTTAAAATTATTAGAACCTGATGCTGATTTAGTAGAAATTTTTGGAGAAAAAAAAGACGTTAATCTTTTTGAAAAATATGGTAATGATTTAATAGATTTAACAGATGAAAATATTCAGGAACTTATTGAAAAGGTCAAAGAAAAATACCTCCAAAACATACGACAATTATTACGTATCGGTTGAGGAATGTCCGATGTATAATTGGAATAAGGTTTACTCTAATGGAAACTTAAACTTCCTACACAAACAAGGCAAAGGTAGAACATCTGAATTGGTTGAGGTTTACGATATTTTAATGGATGACTACATTAAGGTTTTCGGACTTAATAAGAAATCAAAGCAACTAAATAAGCTTAAATTACAGCTAATTAAGCGTAATATTGAGTTTATAAATAACGATTCTAGGGTACTTTGGAATAAAATAGAATTGTTAAAAAATGAAATAAATAAATTACAAAGTGAATTTTTTACACAAAGTAGTGAAGAATTTAACAAAAATCATGTAATTTTACAGAAATGGTACGGTCAAAAGATTGACCTTAAAGAAACAAGTGTATTAGATTATCAGTCAATAGCAAAATTATATGAGCAAGCAAATAAAAAAGACCGAAATAGCCGAAGAAGGGGTTTTAGATAACCTTCTTAAGCCATTAAAAGAATTATTAGATGTAATAAATAAAGCTGATACAAAATTAAAAGGATTTGCTGATGATATAGATGGTTCTTTTACATTTAAAGAAGATTCTAAAGGACTTCGAGAGCTTGAGGTTAATTTAAAAAAGACCAACAAACTTGCTGAGCAAAAAAAGAAAGTTCAACAGGATCAAACTAAAATTGAAAAGCAGTTAGCTGATGCTAAGGGTAGACTTAATAAATTAAGTGTTCAAGAAGAAAGACTTTTAAAAGCAAGGTTGCAGACTGACCAACAATCAATTAAAGTTCAAGATCAAAAGACAAAGCAATTAATCACAGAAGAGAGATTAAAGCAAGCACAACTACGAACTGATAAGCAAATTCAAGCTGAAAAAGAAAAAGAAGCACGTCAAAACGCTAAATTAGCAAAACAAAAGGCAGATGAGAACAACGCTTATAAGCAACTATCTAAAGCCTCACGAGACTATAAGAATGAATCTAAGCGTTTAGGTGCTGAACTGCTGAAATTAGAGCAAGCAGGAGATAAGAATACAAAGGAATTTAAAGACTTATCAAATCAATATAAGACGGTAACAGCACAAGCTAGAACTACTGATGCACAATTAAAGAAGTTAGATACAACTGTTGGAGACAATTTCAGAAATGTAGGTAATTATAAAAGTGCGTTAAATGGTGCTAGTCGTGCATTAGGTCAGTTGGGGATAGCCTTGGGAGTTGGTGGAGTGGCTACTGGTATTCTTAATTATAATCGTGAGCTTTCCAAAGCTACCAATATAGCAAGAACATTCTTTGAAGTAAACGAACAAGGCGCAAAAGATATAGCGCAAGAAGCTACTACTTTATCTAAAGTTTACGGTAAAGATGTCAACGAAGTGTTAAGGTCAGCAAATGTTATTTCAAAACAATTCGGAACAGATGGAGCGCAATCACTCGCTTTATTGAACCAAGGTTTTGAGAAGGGCGCGGATGTTAGTGGGGAGTTTCTCGAAAACATAAGCGAATATTCAACACAGTTAAGACTTGCTGGATTAGATGCTGAACAATCAATATCAATTATAACGCAATCACAACAAGCGGGTGTATTTTCCGACAAAGGGATTGACGCTATTAAAGAGGCTACATTGTCTTTACGTGAAATGACAGACCCAGCAAAAGAGGCTTTGGACGCTATCGGAATGAGTGCCGAACAAGTTCAGCGAGACATTGCAAATGGTACTAAATCTTATTTTGATGTAATACAGGAAATTTCAACGCGAACAAATAAAATAGGAGAGGAAAGCCAAGAAGCTGGAATGATATTAGCTGATGTGTTCAAAGGTGCTGGGGAGGACGCTGGAGATTTTATTTTTAAGTTAGGCGAATTAGATACTGATTTAAACAAATTAGAAAACCAAAACCAAGGCTTAGAAGGTGCTGTTCAAAATTTAACACGTTCTTGGTATGATTTTATTGGAGGACTAAACGAGTCTATCAATTCAAGTGGTGCTTTATCTACAACGATCAATTTCTTAGCTGATAATCTAGGTACTATCGTATCAATGATAGGCAAATTAATAGTTGGATTCTTAACGTATAAAGCTATATTAATAGCTGTTAATGTTCAACAAAAAATAGCAAGTACAGGTGTAAGAGGCTTGGCAAAGCAGTTTTTTACTCTTAAAAAGGGTGCTACAGAAGCTGGTACTGCATCTAAAGGAATGGGAAGTGCTTTAAAAGGTATAGGATGGTCTGCTCTCATTGGCGTTGCTATTGAATTAGCAGTAGCATTTTACGACATGGCAAGTGGCGCGGATGAAGCTAGAAGGAAAGCACAACAATTAGACGATTATAGAGCTAATGCAGAACAACAAGCAACTGCAAATGTAAACCATTACAATAAAGCGTATGAACAAAGATTGTTCAACCTTAGAGAAGAAGAAAGAATATTAATTTCACAAGCAAAAAATGAAGCTGAAATTGATAAAATTAGAAGTAAGTTTTTAGAGAAAAGGCAAAAAGAAGCTGAAAAACAAGTGAAATTGTTTAAGAATTTCAATAGACAAGTAGCTTTTGAAATCATTCAAAATGAAGAACTTATAGATGTTTTAGATAAAGTTGATAGGGCTAACGGTCAAATACTTAACGGAAGTGAAGAGCTAGCAGAACAATTAAGAAAAGCTGGTATTGAAAACGCTGAATATAACGAAACTTGGGCAACAATGAACGTTACAGTTGATGAACTTGTGCAAACTCAAAACCGATTAGAAGCAGAAACAGAAGGTCTTAAAGTAGAACAAGAAAGTTATAATCTAGCAATAGAAAAATCTGCTAACATTTTAAAAACTATAAATGGAGATATAAAGGTTAATTCTAACGAACGTGAAAACAATATAAATAAGATAAACGCTCAAGTAAAAAGTTTAGGAGATCAAAATAAAGAATTAGAAAAGCAGAAAGAGGCTATTGATTTAATATCGGATTCATTTGGTAATAAAGAGACTTTAGATATTGATACTTCTATATCAAAGCAAAATGAAGCCATTAAAAAGGCAATGACTGAGCGATTGACTATGATTAATGACTTAGAACGCAATCAAACATTAACCGAAAAAGAAGCGCAAGACCAACGTTTAATCGCTGAAATAGAAGCGTTAAATAAACGTAAGAAAATACTTGAATTATACGGTAGAGATGTCACGGATATTAACAACGAAATATCACAAGCACAACTTCAACTAAGTAAAGGTGTTAATGCAGATATTGAAGAGCTTCTAAAAGGAACTAACAAAAACCTTGTCGATTCTACACAAGAAACGGTTAAGCAAGTAGGTAACACAATAGCAGACACTTATTCAAATATTTTCCAGCGTCAAATTGATGAGCTTAAAAAACAAGAAGATACAGCTAAGCAGGTTTACGGTACACTTGAGAAATTAGCAAGTGAGGGAAACATCGCAGCACAACAATCATTAGCAGAGCAGATACAAGCACAACAAGAAGCACAAAGGGAGCAGATAAGACTGCAACAAAAGCAAGCGAACATTGAAAAAGCACGTCAAGTTTACGCTATAATACAAAGCCAATTAGATGAAGGTAAATCAGCAAGCGAAGCTATTGCATCAACAGGTGGTTTTATGACTGCTATACAAGGTTTAATTCAGTCTTTACCATCATTTTATGAAGGTACTGAGGATACAGGTAAGGCAGGCAAGGCACTTGATAATAAAGGCGGACGTTTAGCGGTTCTACACAATAACGAGCGAGTATTAACAGCCGATCAAAATAAGCATTTGCAAGGTATACCAAACCCAATGATTCCAGTATTGGTTAATAAAGCGTTAGATTCAGCAGGCAATTCTTATGACTTATTGGCTATTGATGAGCTAAGACGCACACGACAAGCAATCGAAAAATTGCCACAAAGCACCTATCAATTAGAGAGCGCAATGGGGCAAATCGTAAAAATGGTAGCAACTCATAAGACTGGTAATAGCACCACTAAAAACACTTACAAATAATGGTAACACAATTCTATCTAAACGGTAATTTAGCCAATCCAAAAAATAGGGAAGACATTACATTTAATGTTGACTATTCCGATACTCGTAGGCTTGTGGATATTGATTTGTCTACTGATGTACTTGAATTTGTAGGTGTTGACCGTATGGCTATTATTAACTGGTTAACTCAGTTTGGTTTTGGTGCAGGGATGCCAGTAGAGGTGCAATTCACAACTACATTAACACAACGCTATTACATTGATTTTACTGATTCTTTTTCGTGGACGGATAACGAGATTAGCGTAAAAATTAAGCGTAGAAATGCGGTCAATAACTTCTTTGATTCAGCAGATGGAACGATTTGGAAGCAAGTAGACTTTCAACCCTCCGATTTTAAAGAAATAGAATATGTTGTTGTTCCTGACGTGCAACCCTTGTATGTGATTAGCTTACTTGGATTGACATTTTCACTTCAAATAGAATTAGCGCAAGCGATTAAAGATGTTTCTGATTCAATATCAGACATACAAGAGGCATCTATTCCTTCATTAACTGCTGTGGGTGTTCCCGTGTTAAATATACCTTTGATAATTTCAGCATCTGTTAAACTCGCCGCTAGAATAGCCTACACAATATTTGTAATTATTTCACTTATTCAAATAATAACAGAGGTTATAAATCTAATTATACCACCAATTAGAAGTATAAAGGGAATTAATTACAAAACACTAATAGAAAGAGGTGTTCAACATTTAGGCTACTCTTTACAGTCGACTTTTTTAGATGAAATTAAACAGTTAGTTGTATGCCCTAAAGCATTACGACCGAAAGATCCTACTGTATTTCAAGAGTTGATTAACCCAAACGGTATATCTTATACAAATGGCTATCCAAGTACTCAGGATGTGATACCAACAATAGGAAGTGCAATTACACAACTTTGTGAAATATACAATTTAAGAGTTACAGCGGTTGAAAATGTGGTTACATTAGAGCGTGAAGACTATTTTGAGCAATTAAACCCCGATCCTGTTCCATTTGCATACAATTTACAGGAATCAAAGCAAGCTGAGTACAAGTTAAATGATGATTACTGGATTAGACAGTTAATGTTATGGCAGACTGACCAATCGGATATTAATACTTTTGATGACAGTAAAGGGCAAATTGCAGAGAAAGGAGCGCAATTATCAGTTGACCCAAATCCAGATATTAAGCTACTCAAAGGACTTGAGCAAATAGATAATAGATTTTCTTTAGGTACTCGAAAAGATGAATTAACATTTGCTGAAAAGGTTTTAAAAACATTAGCTCAAGCGGTGGATTTATTCACGGGTGGAAGTTTGTCAACTACTATTAACAATCGTGTTGGACTTTTGCAAATTTCACAACAATACTTTAGTAACACTAAGTTACTATGGATGTCTAACAATCGGATAGCTTCCAATCATAAAGAAAAACTAGGTGCAATTAATATTTTAAATGAGTACCATAGAGACTTTGAACTTAAAGCAGTTTTAGAAAATATGCCAATTCGTATGACAAAAGAAGAATTTTTGTTATATTCTGAACAATATTTTGTAATTTTGAACACAGGACAAGAAGCAGAGATACGCAGACTGAGTTGGAATGAACAAGACAACTTAGCAGAAGTAACCTTGTGGATTGATACTGAATTTAATACGAATATTCAATTTAATACGTTGGAAAATGGAGGATTTTAATAAGATGTTAGAAGATGCTAAGAAAGCTAACCTAAGTATTGAGCAAGGTATTAAAGAGCTTACAAAGGCACGTTCAATTGCTAATATGCAAGGTAAATATAAACTTACAGATGAGCAAATAAAGGATATGCAGGATTCTTATGATAAAGTAATGGAATTAAAGAAAAAACTAGATGGCTATAACAGTAACAAATAGAAATTTTAACAGTCTTTTTTCAATTGGAGATTCATTTTTAAAGATGAATGAGAATAGTGCTGTTGACTATACTTGTGATTTAGAGTTTGATTTTGCTTATGAGGCTTCATCTGATGATACTGTTAGTTTAGCCACGGATGAAAGTTTAAAATTATTCAGTTCTACATGGGGTCAAAAAGGTTTTGTTATTGGTGATTCTATTGATATATTCGGAGGCTTTGTATCTGGAAGTAATGTAATAACTATTGATTATTCAGGCACAATTACTGACATTATAGGGGATGAGTTGGTATTTTCGCCACCTTTACAATCAAGTGATTTAACCCCGGGTGTTAATGTTAATAACGCAATCAATACTGTTTTTCCCACAAGTCAGGGTATATTATTAAAAGTTACAAATACAAGTAGAAGCGTTCCTGAGTCAATGGAGTTCTATTTCAATTTAGTGGAAAATACATCACAAGGAAACCCTAATTCATTAATTGACGGAGAAGTCAATAGGTTTAGATTTGAGGATGTTAATTTAATGACTGCAGGAGATTCAATAAATGCAGTTCAATTAGGAGACAAGTCAGGCGGTGCGTTTGGAGAAAACATAACACTCACTAAAGCAAGTAGTGGAGATAAGTTTGAGCTTCGAGTAGGCTTTTGGAATTGGTTAAGATACGATCAAGCACAATTTACAACAGAGCCAAGTGTATACGCTTCCAACAACTCTATTAAGCCATATCTAAAAGTCGAGGCATACGCACAAGAGAACAACCCAAATGCTATATTAATAGTTGAGGACAGCTTTCAGCTTGGTAATGTTGGTTGGATAGACGAAAACTACAACCAAGGTATTAATAATTTCACGCTGACTGAATACAGCAACGAGGATGACCTTGGTAATACTATACAAGGTTTTGACTATGGACAGCCTAACAATATAACTGTAAAAGTTCAAACTTCTAATGGTACAATTGATGACAAGTCAATACTTTTAATACAGCATTTACCAATTTTAGGCTATAAAAATAACCCTTTAAATTTCAATCAAAATACTATTTCTGCTTATTCAATTGCTACAAATTCTTTATCATTAAGCAATAACACTTTTAACAAAAACGGTGCTGAATTAGATATAACAACTCAAGCAATTAGTGTAAGTGGTAATGAAATTACGCACACATTAAGAGTTGTACCTAATACTGATTATAAGGACTATTTTGATAACCAAGATACAGGAGATAAATTTATTAAGATAACTATACAAGCTAAATCTGACGGTGAAGATGATGCAACGGTTGTCGTGGCTTTTCAAGGACAAGCAGAGATACAACCTCCAATCGGAGATATAGCAGGAGAAGTAGATAGCATTGATTTCTACAACCATGCTATGGAGCTAGATGTGGATAGTCCTTTAGTTGGTAATGTAGACGCACTAACTGAGGATGACTTTCTTTGTCATTCATTAATGAAGTTTAATAAAGCTGATAATTACGAGGCTTTTAAGGTATCATTCAGAGTTGTTAATAATTCAACAGGTGCATTTTTTGACTTATTTTCACGAACAATAAACCTCAATCAATATCCAACAACAAACGACGGCAAGATACTTATTAATTATAGTGAGAATTTAGGCTATCAATTACCTAATCCTGATCGTAACATTTTAAGTTTAAACTTCACAGGCGATGAGGATGCTACTACATACGATGTTGAATTAAAGCATACACTTTTATTATCGTGGCGATATTGGCAAGCAAAACCACAAGCGTTGGCGGACTTCTTAGATTTCGCACTTCCTAATAATGGATTAAATGATGAGTGGGTAAGGTATTCTCAAAGTGGATTCAGCTTTATTTTCAGAGTTGAATTAGTAAAAGACGGTATTGCAGACTTTTTTAACTCGCCTGAGTTTTTTATTGATACATACGATTCGCAAAGTGTTACAACGGTTAGAACATACGAGGACTTGAATGGAAATAGTATTCCCGCGCCTTTGTCAAATCAAGAGTTCTTTGTAATTGATACGCATACAGCACCAAGCAACTGGTCAATAGGCGATACGTGGGGTTGGATAGCTGAGCGACCACTAGAGAACGAGCCAAGAGTTTTAAACTCAACTGCTTGGGCGTACACAAGTGCTAATTTACCATTATTGCCTGAGCAGGGAGAAACACAATCGACACTTGATATTACTGGAAATATAGCCGTAATTAAGACTTTATGTGATGGAACACAATTACCAAGCAATGTTACTTTTGTAGGGCGAATACAAAGCCCAACTATTCCTGATTGTAAGACACCTATAATGTGGATGTTTAAATACATGAATGGTTTAAGCATAACACCAGCGCAATCATTTGCAATGATTATAGATGAATTTAGACATGGCTTAGTTGCTGAAGGTATTTGTTGCGCTGATTGTCAGATTTCAGATGACCCAATTCGTTTCGGGATGGCGTTTGGTTCATTTGATGTTATTCAGAATGATATGCCTGCAATTTTTCAAAATGAATTTTGTTGTTGGGATATTTACGAAGGCGACGGAGGTTGTACGGCAGCATTTGATGACACAATAGATGACCTTTACGCAGGAATAGACGGTGATTTAACAGAGTTTGACACGCCAAATCAACCAACACAAGTTAACCCATTTTTTGGAGCAAATTGGGAAGATTTAAAAAACGCTATTTTTAATTTCACAACTGATGAAGAGTTAAGATATGATATGGTTTCATTCTTCATATTGAATGGATTAAGCATAGTTTGTGAGGGCGGTCAAACGACATTTAAAACAATAAGAGTACTATAATGGCAAGAAACGTACATAAAACAGATGCAAAGGTAATTAATTTACCAACTGAGCAGTTAGCAGAAGATAGAGGATACAAATTTTGCGGTAAACCGTATTTAACTTTTGCTAATCCTGAAAATGGGTCTATTAGTTGGCAAAATGATTTGTTTTCTGTTGCTTTTATTGCTGATGACATTGAAGTAATCTTAGAAAAAAATGGCAATCAATTACCAGCGTTTGGAATTAATTTAGATTTTCCTTACCAACCTGATGCGGTTGGATTTATGATTTTATGGCGTGAAGTACTAATTAATCATGGTGCAGGGTGCTACAAGGTTAAAGCTAATTATACTTTGCAAGGTTTTGAATTTACGCTTCACTATGGTAGTTTTGATTTAATGCCTTATTCAGTTGAGGCTAGTGAATCTACTATTCGAGTTTTAGGACAGTACAATGATAAGGTTAAGATGTACGGTATTAACTTTGCAGGTTCTAATTTTGCACGTACATTTAGAGTTAAAGGTAATTTACACAACGAACAACCGAATACTGAGCATGGAAATATATTAAAAGGGGATGATAAGTTTGCGAAATATAGAAATCATGGACAAATAAGTTATGATTTAGAGACAGCGCCTTTAGTAGCTTGTGAATTAGATCCCCTTTTTGAAATTATCATAGCATCAAATCGTATTTATTTAAGTGATTTTAACAGCGCAAATTTCAGACAATATCGAGATGTTGAAGTAGTTTTAAGAGATGAAGATGAGATAAGCTACGGAGAGCAATTTGGACATGAACGACAACTTTTAGCACCATTTAAGCAAAAGCAATGGTTAATTGAAAGTAAGTACTCAGAGGGTACTGGAGAGGGTCAAATATTTACAAGTGGTTTAGATTTTGGTAATTTAGTTTGTCCTACTTCAATTACTTGCGACCCAGCCACAGTAAACGTCAATCAATCAAACGGCACATTAATAGCGTCGGTAACTGCACCTAGCGGAGGGGTTGAGCCTTACAACGTAGCAGACTCCCCAATAACAGTAAACGGCGACACTTACACCGATTTACCCGCAACAGATAGCTTAAACATACCAATAGTAGACAGTAACGGAGATGCAGTTAATACGACGGTTGTAGGTAGTAATGTAGTAGTGGATGATTTGCCTGCACCAAAGGACTTGACATTGATATTGCCATATTCAGAAGGCGACACGTCAACAGAAATAACAATTATTACAGATTCAGACGGTACTATTGATACAGCGACAACTACTGGTTTAACTTCGGTTGTATATGAGGTTAATAGCGTAGTTGTAACATTGCCTTTTACTTTAGCAGTTGCAGATGAGTTGGTTATTAGTTTTGATTCAGCAGTTGCGGACGGTCAAATTAAATTAGAAGGAAATTATGTCTAGAAAATTTGTTTATTATGGTGCGGGAAAATCGGGAGGTTTAGACCCTGATGCGTTGGCGTTTCTTACAGCTACGGGAATCACTGACCCAACTATCACAACGGCTATTGATACTTTAGTTAAGGATTTGAAAGCACAAAGTTTGTGGGGTAAATTCAGATACATATATCCTTTTGTTGGAAGTTCTGCTACGACTAATAGATTTAACTTAAAAGACCCACGAGATTTAGACGTTGCTTTTAGACTGCAGTTCTTTGGAGGCATAACACATTCAGGCGGATTCAATCCAAACGGTACAAATGGATATGCTAACACGTTTTGTGCTCCTGCTAGTAACGTAACGTTTAATTCAGAACACTTGTATATTACTAGTAATACGAACAACACCCCAACTTCTAGCAACCCTGTTGATACAGGGACATTAAACTCTGTAAGTCAAACATCTTTATTGGGAATTTCAACTGCTACAAATTCAGAGCAATTTGCATCTAGGATGAATCAGGCTGTTATTTCAGTTCTTAATGCAAATCGTATAGGTTCTTATTGTGCGACTAAAAACGGTAGTACTAATTTAAGATTGTTTAAAGACTCATTGTTAGTTGCTAACGGCACAAGCGGTGGTTCTCTGCCTACATTTTATAATTTAATAGGAACATTAGGACGTTCTCAAAGTGGCACAAATACAAGTCATTTCACCAATCAAAACTACACCTTCGCAACATACGGAGACGGACTTAGTGACACCGATGTCGCTAATTTAACAAGCATTGAACAAGCATTTAACACAACTTTAGGAAGATGATGGTAGCAAAATTAACAGAACAACAATCTGATGAATTAAAGGGTAAAGAATATACTAAAGACAGCGTATTTAACCCAATACAAGATGCTAACGATAATTGGGTTATTTCCTTAGAAGAAGTAGAACAATGCGATATTAAATGGGTTAAAGAACTTTCTTTGATTGAATATGAGCCAAAGCAAACAGATAATTTAATTTAAAAAACGGGCAAAGAAAAATGAAAGAAAATACAGACCTATTCACATTAGCAGTTGGACTAATAGCTTCAATTATGAAAGGAATAAAAAAGAAATTAAACTTACGATTATTAATTATCGCAGGTGTTAGCGGTGCGATATTGTCATGGGGTACTTTGGGAGTTCTCGAGTACTTTATGAGCGACATGGATATCAAAGTAGCTATACTTACTTCATTTATTGTCGGATGGATAGCGAACGAAATTACTGAGGTATTGGATGAAATCGTAAAAGATGCATACGACGTGTTACACGCTTGGTTTAAAGATAAATTTAGCAAGAAATGAGAAACATTAAATACATAGTAGCACACTGCACAGCTACTGGACAGTCGGCAACTCCCGAATCAATTAAAAGATATTGGAAGGAAAAGAGAGGTTGGAAAAATGTTGGCTATCACTACCTAATCGACAAAGACGGTGTTATACATCAATTAGCAGATGAATCACAAGTTACTAACGGCGTGCGTGGCTACAACTCTGTATCTATTCACGTTTGTTATATCGGAGGATATAAAGTAGATGACCGTACAGATGCACAAAAAGCCATAATGCTTGGACTTATGAAAGATTTGAAAAGTAGGTATCCAGATGCAGTTATTCAAGGGCATAGAGATTTTCCAAATGTAGCTAAAAGTTGTCCTAGATTTGACGCTAAGATTGAGTTTGATTTTTAACATCCAACTCCAAACCACACGAATCCAAGTACTCAATCAAAACATCAATAGTGTAATTAGTCGCACCTTTCTCGATTGAGTTAGGTGTGTGGGAGTGTATTCCTTCCTTACGTATTTTATACGTTGAAACCCCACGCTTTTTGCGTAGGGTCTGGATTTTGTTTCCGATTTGTTTTTTAGTCATTTTAAAATAGTTTAGTTTGATTAATTGAAACATCTTTATATACATCTGATTTAAACTTTATTAGGTCAATATTTCCCGTAAAAGGAACACCTGTATATTTATAAGTCTTAGATATTCTATTGTTGTATTCAACTTTTTTTCCTATGTTTTTATCTCTAGTTTTCATTAAATTAGATACTAATTCTCCTTTTGTTTCACCTGAGAAAGACCAGTTTTTTGATTTCTTAAAGAAATGCCATAAAGAAGGGTTTGATGTTTTTATGTATATAGTTTTACCGTCTTTTTTATACATGGAGGATAAAAAGTCACAAATCTTACTTCCTATCCCTAAACCTTGGTAATCTGGCAAAACTACTATTCTACTAATCCTAAAACCATTCTTAACTTTTCCGCTGGGAAATGGAATAATGCCAACAAAACAAACTGGTTTATCGTTCCACGTTACAATAAAACACTTAGCAGATTTATTCAACTGTTCAGTTAGATAGTGATATTTTTTGAACATATTCCAAGTTTCATATCTACATCGAAATATCTGTAATTCAATTTTTGGTCTTTGCCTTCGACAAGACGCTCTCTCGAGACGCCCTTTTAACGGTGAATAAGTCCAATCAGGTAACAACCATTCCATAATATCAAAATGACAAGATGCAAGTATTATTTTTTTATTCGTTCGTCTAATATATTTTTGTAAAGCGTTACTCATTGTTTTTGCTACATCCCTGTCTACAACGCTTGTAAACTCATCAACTAATATGATATTGTTTTTAGACGCTTTACCTACTTTATATGCTAAAGATGCTCTATATTGTTCGCCATTACTTAAAAGTGCGTAAGGTCGCAACCAAGTAGGCACAGAAGCTAACCCCATTGCGCTTAACAAAAAAGTCGATTCTTTAGGTTCTAACCAATCAAAATTACTTATTAATGGTTTTTCATCATCAAAATTAGTTTCTGATAAATCGCCAAATTCTTTTAATAAAGTTGTTTTACCAGTTCCCGAACCACCGTAAATAACACCAATATTCCAATCGAAAGAATCTAAACCCGTTAGATTAAAAGGTATTTTTACAACCGTTTGTTTTTTATTTTGAATATCAAAATGTTCGTAAACATAATTAGTATACTTGTCGTTAACTATTGATTGTTTTTTTTCGATATATTTCATGTATTAATTATTTTACACCATTAACAATAATAGATCCTTCACGTCCTTTTTTACCAATCAAACCATATAGGTATGCTATTCTTAATTCCGTATGAGTTAACCCATCTTGAATTTCCTTTTTAAAATTATACCTTTTAGGCATTCCTGTTGGACGTGATTTTCTTTTTCTTGAATTAGTGTTAATTGTAGCTAATTCTTTTTTTACTTCTTCTAATAACTTTTTCATAATTCCTATTTCTTTAAATGTTCTGTACAAATATAAGCACATATATTCGTTCCACCAAACTTTTTATCAACTTTTTTTTAATTATTTTTAAGATTGTAGTGTTTACGGGGGTTACAGGGCGAATTTATTTTAATCATTGTCCACCACAAACTTAAAACCCCATAAATTTACGACGTTTCTGTGATTGTAGACTCCTTGGACCGTAATGTTATTTTGATCCGAATATTCTTTAACGCTCATAATATTACCATAAGCTCCAAGATGTTTAATTAATTCAACCAAATCATCATTCGATAGCTCATCGTTCATCATTGCATTGTCGATGTATGCCTTTATTTTGTTGAGTTTTGACATTGTTTAAAGTTTTAAATGTTGTTTATACATTAGTTAGGCTCAATAAAAATTATTAAATTATTGCCCATAAAATAGCACAAGTCCATCCTATTGTAGCACTAAATGAAGTTGTTTTGTTTTCATCTTCAACTATTAGTTTTATTAAGTTCATTAAAACATTTAATCCTGATATTACTATAAAAGCTATTGTTAATCCGTCCATAATTTTAAAAGTGCCTAACAAAGTGTATAAGCAATAGCCGTTAGGCGTTTCAAACTATTGCAGTTGTTAATATTTAAGTTTCTACTTCTAATCAAGTTCAGTGTTCGGCTACTGCTCATACACTCGAACGTTAGCGGTCATTTCTAACCACCATCCCATCAGCTTCTAAATGTTTTAGTATGTTATCACAAACAGTTAGGCATTTAAATAGACCTATCCCTTCTTCGTACAATGCGTTTTGAATAGAGGCTCTTACATCATCTAAATCAAACGAACCGCTAACACCACCTATATGTAATGCCTTGTCTTTATCTTCTAAGTTCTGTTCTTTACTCATAATTTTATCTTCCATTGTTAGTGTAGTGATTTATTCAAGGTCGGCACTACACATAGCCAAACCGGTACAAATATAGTTTAAATATTTAAACTAACAAGATTTATTTTATTTTTCTTATTTTTGTGCTATGAAATACTTAATAATATTACTAGCAATACTAACTTCATGCTCATCGGACTGGCATTTTCGTAGGGCGACGTTTAAGCAACCGAATATCCTCAAGCAATACAATGACACCATAACACTTAAGAACGTGCGTACAGACACGATCTATTACGCTGACACGTTTGCGGTGGTTCATACGTTTAGGGAATATGATACGATTATCCAAACAAGGTATTTAAAGCCTGAAACACGCTATCAAACACGTTGGAAGTATAAAACCATTAAAGACACGGTTAGAATCAAAGAACGCACCGAAAGAATCGAAACACGGCAAGACAACAGAACTGAGCGAACAGAGTCAAGACAGTTGTGGTGGTTGTGGTTAATTATCGGGTCCGTAGCAGGAATATTTATTTATCGTTGGGTAAGGTCATTTTTTTAACTATCTTTACCCCATATTCATAAGTTCTATTTTAAAGGCTCGCAGAAATGCGGGTCTTTTTTTTGCTTTTGTAACCCCCGTAAAACCTACAAAAGTAAAAATAAATGAAAAAAAACTGTAAATTCTTTGCAGTTTATCTAAATAAGTTTTGTATATTTGTACCGAACAATAAATAAATAGGGATTATGAAAAATTTAAAAAACAAAGTTGAAGCTAAATTAATCAAAAACGGAAACAACGTTGACGATGTAAAAGAAATGATGAATTTGCATTTTGAATATGCAGTATCTCAATACTCAACAGTCAAATCAATTACCGAATGTATCAGAACGATATACTAACAATTAAAAAATAGAAATTATGAAATTTGAAGAAGGAAATATTTACACAATGACATTCGCAGGAGATAGTGAGTTAAAACCAAAATTCATTTGTATAAAAAGAACGGCTAAGATGGCAACATTTGAGGCTATTAGTGGAAACGAAGTAGTCACTAAAAAAATCAAAGAGTTTAACGGTGTTGAAATGGTAAGAGTTGGTTCTTATTCAATGGCTCCTTCAATATACGCTGATAAAGTAGTAGGATAATTAACACGGGGCGCAGCATCCTACACTGCATTAATTTATCGACAAAAAAAATGAAAAAATACACAATCAAAAAACAAACTACCTCCGAAGCCAACACAGCTAAGGAAGTAGCTAAAATAGTAGGATGTTCGCTATCGAATGTTGAATATCATTTCAGCAGAAAGAAAAAGAAACACGCAATAATTAACGAGTATTTAATAATCAAAAATAAATAGAAACTATGAAAGTAATAACAAACCAAGGCGAATATGCCACAGTAAAAAGAGTTAAAGGCAAGTACTATCAAGTACAATACGACAACGGTAAATCAACTATGATACTTAAGCACAGATGCGAGGAGCTTGTGCCTATTTCACGATTAAAGGAAGCGGAGAAAAACCTGCACAACCTCCAAGAAAAACACGTCAAAGTAGCAACCGAAATACACAAGTTACATTTTGAGATGGAGGAGCAGATAGCAGTTATCGAGAGTAGGGAGGAGCTTAGTAGTGCTCAACTTGTAGACCGGTACAGATGCAAGTCAGTTTGGAATAAGTTAGAAAAAATATTGGCGATATGAATCACTTATCAATGCAAGAACTCCACGACTTAGGTTATCGTATTATGAAAACTTACATACACGATAACTTTTGGACGCAAAGAAGACGTAAAGGATGCATCACAGTAGAAACTACTTGGACAGATGTAGGCGACTTTGACAGTCAACAGATACAGATTGACAATGGAGAATGTAGGTCGTTGAAACCTCGTGAAATAGTTAAGTTAGATAAAATTTTAAATAAATAGAAATTATGAACGAACAATATCAAGAACTATTCGAACACATGAGAAACGAGCATGGAGTAATATTACTCGAAAGTGAGCTACAAGAAATAATAAGCATAGTTGAACGAATAGATACAGATGAAACAGAAATATATGAATGCGGCTGTATGTCTTGTAGAGCTATGGAAGACTAAATAAAAACTTAAAAATTATGAACATAAGTAAAAATGAAAGGCTGTTAAGGGCCTCTGGATTAATAATCATACTTCGTGATGAACTCGAGGAAATCGACAAACACAACGACTGGGTAGAAGTAGCTAATATGTACCTTAAAACGCTTACTGGCTATAAGGATGACAGTAACAACCAATACGAAAGAGTTTACCAACATATACACAACTGTATTAGCTTTGTTGGAAGTCCTGCTAACTTAATCAATGAGTTAATCTTTATACTTGAAAAAGACATGAAGCAGTCTAAAATGACAACCAAGATCGCAAAAAATTTATACGCTGAAACGGTGGCCATTAAAAGTAGTGCTGATGTAGGTAAAGTTAAATTATTGGATTCAAAAATTAGGTTGGTATGAAAGTAACAGATAAGATAACAATAACGAATGAGGACAATATGGAGTTAATGGCTCGTTATCCTGACAATTACTTCGACTTGGCAATAGTTGATCCACCTTATGGAATGAAAAAAAATACATACGGAAGTGGAAGCAAAGGTGTAAAAGCTAAATTTGATTGCAGTATAGAAAATCATAGAGAATGGGATATTACACCTAAAAAAGAGTACTTTATTGAATTACAAAGAGTTTCTAAAAATCAAATTATTTTCGGTGCTAATTATTTTATTGAAAATATACCAAATGCTAATAGTAGTTGTTGGATTGTTTGGGATAAAGACAATACAGGTGATTTTGCTGATTGCGAATTAGCTTGGTGTAGTTTTAAAACATCTGTTAGGCAGTTTAAGTGGCGTTGGAATGGAATGTTGCAACAAGATATGAAAAATAAGGAATTAAGAATACACCCAACTCAAAAACCAGTAGCGCTCTACAAATGGCTTTTATACAAATACGCTAAAGAAGGAGACAAAATTTTAGACACGCATTTAGGCTCAGGCTCAATAGCGATAGCTTGCCACTATTACGGATTTGAATTGACAGCGTGTGAATTGGATAAGGAGTATTACGACAAGGCGATAAAACGAATTAGCAACCACGTATCACAACAAAAACTATTTTAACATGAAAAAACAAGAAAGGTTATTAAGATCAGCAGGACTTATATTGATAGTCCGTGATGAATGGGAGGAGACAGAGACTAACTTGGAATGGTGCGAATCAGCGACTAATTACATAGAAGAGTTGGTTATAAATGATGTTTTAAAAGAACAATATGAAAGGTATTTTAGTTTCATTGATAAGCTAATTAGGAAATATTATAATCCTTCACAAGTAGCAAATGAATTGTTTTTAATTTTACGCAAAGATTTGAACTCATCAAAAGTAACTAATAAAATTATAAATGCTACTAATGCTGTAAAGTTAGAAAGCTACGATGTTAGAAAGGTTAAATTAATTGATAGTGTAACGAATAATTTTCGTGATAAATTGGTTGAGGAAGAAGATCGGAGTTGATAGCCTCGTGACTTTTCTCAATTTAAAGCACTCTTTCGGGGGTGCTTTTTTTGTTACAACTCTACACTTTGCACTCTACACTCTACACTCTACACTCTGCACTCTGCACTCTGCACTCTGCACTCTGATTTTATGTATAGGATTACTAAGCAACTTTAAGAAAAGTAACGAATAAAAAACTGTTATTTTTAATTTTAACTAATTAATGATAATTTTTGTAAAAAAAATATGGGGCGTTTAAGCGAGTTTTTTAGATATTTAAAAGTTGATCGACAACATTTACAAGATTTCAAAAAAGAAACTGCATACATTTATATCGACAAAAACAAAGATATCTACAAACCTATTCGAAGAAAATATTTAAAAGAAAATATTGATAAATAGATTTATTTATTATATTTGTATCACATAAGCGGAGGTTGCAGAAATCCGTTAAAGAAATTTATACCGAGACCCTTTGTAATTAGTAGTGCTGCAACCACGAACGTTATAAAGGGTTTCTTAATTTAACATAGTTGCAGTATGGCAAAAGATAAAAAATCATTTGTGCTTTATTCGGATCAAAAAGAATTGATTGAAGCACTATCAGACGAACAAGCTGGAAAGCTAATAAAACATATTTATAAATATGTTAATGATGAGAATCCAAAACTAGAAGACCCTATATTAAACATTGCATTTGTACCTATTAAACAACAGTTAAAGAGGGATTTACAGAAATGGGAAGACCAAAGGAAGCAACGAAGTGAAGCGGGAAAGAAGAGTGCTAAAAGTCGTAAACGAAAATCAACGAGCGTTAACGAGCGTCAACGAGCGTCAACTGTTAATGTAAATGATAATGTAAATGTTAATGTAAATGATAATGTAAATGATAATGTAAATAATAAAAAAGAAAAGAAAGGCGTTCCGCCCTCATTTGAATCTTTTTTAAATCATGCAAGAGAAAAAGCAAAAGATAAAAATATTATTCTTGATGAAGAAAAGGTAAGAACTAAGTTTGATTCATGGTTGGAAAATGATTGGTGTGATTTGAAAGGAAATAAAATACTTAATTGGAAAGTTAAGATAACTGCAAATATTACATATTGGCAAGGAAGTAAAAAACCAGAGACTGATAATAACGGTTTCCAAAAATTAGTATTTTAATCATGGAAAAAATCGAATGGGAAAATATCGAAGTCAACGGAAGTAGAACAGGAGAGAAAACCACAACTTGCCCTAACTGTTCACACACACGAAAAAAGAAAAAAGATAAATGCTTATCGGTTAATTTTAATTTGGGCAAGGCTTTTTGCCATCACTGCGGAGCGGTATCATTTGAGGATGATAACAGACAAAGCGAGGGAGTGAAGAGTTACGAACTACCCTCGCAGGATTGGCGT